AGCCGTAGACGGTACCGCGGCGAATATCGCCGACCGAGAGTGCACTACAATGGTAGGCACCCATTTGGCACATCCTCGTATGGTGAGGCTGCCTTTTCACCCACCTTAACCGCGGGGATAACGTTGGCACAAATGCGTGCCTCCCTAGGGTATTAATAAACAGGCTGCATCTTTCTTGACATTTAACTAGCTCACCGGCTAGCACCTGCAACTATTTTACCACCAGTGTTTAATTTGCCACGCAGCCCAGGCTTGAGCCCAACCACCGTAGCGGCCCTTAGCGTAGGCATCTGCACCCCGGATATGGCCGGCGATGTTACCTGTACCACCCCATTTACCGCAAGGCAACTCCTGAAAGTAGGCGCATGCCCCACCGTTTGGGTTGACCGCGTTAGGGTTACAGCTTGACTCCTTCTGGGCTATCTGTAGCGCAAAAGGTAGATCGGCCTGTGATATGCCATTAGCAAGCAAGATCGAACTAATGGCCTGACACCCAGCTGGAGCGGCCGCTTGTACTACTGGCGCTGGCTGAGGTGCAGTCTTTGCAGCTTCTTTAGCTTGAGCTGTCTGCTGAGCTTTAGCCTCTTGGACTTTCTTCTCTTCGGCGGCTTTTGCTTCTCGCTTATTCTGCAAGCTGACTTTTAAACTTTGGTTTTCCTTTGTAAGGTTCTCGGCATTTTGCCTTGTTTCGCGCAAAGATGACTCAATGGTCGTCTTCTCTTTTTTGAGCGATTCTACGGCCTCTGAGCGTGCTCTCAGCGCATTTTTCGTTGTATTAGTCTTTGCCTCCTGGCGGACTAGGTCCTGTTTTACATTATGGTTCGCATTAAGCGCAATAATGTTCAACACGACCAGCGCGAGTATAGCGGCCGGTAAAGCCAGCTTCTTCGCTTTCGTTACTAGGTTTTTACTAATATAACCTCCTATTTAAATTATTTGAAGGATCATCCCACGCGCCTCTCTATTGCTCAGCGCCCTGGAGTTGTGCAATCTCATCCATGGTGTAGCCCTTCTCTAAAAGCTCAACTACCTTTTGTCCGATCTTACTCATGTTCTTTTCTCCTTCCTAGTTAGTATACTACACCAACCGGTTCTGATTGTCTAGCGTAGAATTTACAACATCCTTTAGCTTAGCTAACTTAATAGAGGTACACCCCAGTTGGTTCAACACATTATAGAGGGCTTCTAACTGCGCATAATCCCTCTCTGGATGTATCGGCATCTCATATATGGCCTGCCCATATGATTCAAATGTTTGTATTACCTCTCTTTTATTCACTTACATCTCCGACAATGCCCTCAAAAAGTCCCGCGTTTCTTGCGATACGAGAGGCCTCCATCGCTTACTACCCTTGCGATAGTTGCATCCACCATGGGCCGGCTGTATATTACTGGGGTCAAACATATTAGAGGCTTCTCGTGGCTGTATATGGTCTAATGTAACTTCATTTAATGGGACGAACTTATTGCATATACCGCATAAGTAGCAGCCATTATCAAGTGGAGGGTTATCTTCTAGCCAATAACGACGAAAAGCGAGCCATGCCGACTCGCTATCCGTATAATTATCAGGATTAAATGTATCTAACTTCGACAAGTACACCCTCCTCGCCTTTGTCTACTTTAATGAAATCATCCCCATCAAAGCCTTTGACCCACGATTGGTTGTCATTGGGCAATACGCCGGCGTGTTGCATACCGTCTAGCACGTACTTACACCCAAACCGTATATTGTCAAAATCATGGCGTCCTGAGTAGTACCACGTGAACTTAATTCTACAAGGCTTCTCTACTACCGGCTTGCCTTCTACCTGTGAGGACACCAGCTCGTTCATCTTCTTTTTAAGTGCCGCGCCTGCAAACCTATTCACCCGGTTGGCGTTATCATGCTCATTAAGCTTAGCAAGGTTACCATTAATCTTGTAAGATATCATCTAACATCCTATCTATTGATTGTTGCTTCTCTAGCTTCTCCTTCTTGCGCTTCTCTCTATTGGCCACTGACGCTCTATTCCCCTTAAGTCTGGCCGCTTGGTCTAACGTATGAGCCTTGCCACGTGCGTGGGCTAATACTCCTCTTAGTCGTGCACCTTTCATCCTACCCCATTTCTGGAAGGCTAGAGCAGCCGGTGAATCCTCTTTACTGGCAGGCACGAACTGCGACTTAACCTTCGGCCTTCCTCTGCGACTGGAGCTCGATCGTGCGGCCTTTGATCGCGTCGATGAGGTCGTGCGTGTCTGCCGAGATTGACTTGAGCCGCTCATATAATACCTTAGCCTCCGCGTATACTTCTTTACTTTTAATATATTGCTCATCTGCGTTTTTAGCTTCTGATGCGGCAGTTACTGGGAACTTCTCTCGAGCCCTTAAGAATGCCCGCGATTTCTCCGTTTCCATCTCACGCTCTGCTTTTAATAGGTTGCGCAGTGCATCCTCTTTAAACTCAGCGAGGTAACCTTTCATTGCAGAAAGCTTAAGGGCGGTGTAACTAAGTACATCCGCCCCTTGTGCTTTAACCCATTGTGCATCAGAAAACTTTTCGTTGATGAACATAATGTTCTGAATAATTTTCTGGTAGTCTATCATCTTAACTAGTAATCAAGGTTTGTAAGGTCTGGAGCACTTTCTCCCGGGTCTGTGGCGACATTGCCTTGAAACCGGGCGAGGTTATCAAACTTAGCCTCCAATGCCGTTACACGATCCTCGAGCGCCTTATACTTCGCGTCGTCAGTTGTCGATTGTTGTTGGGGCGCCTGATAGCCAAATGGCTTCTGTGCTTTCTTAAACTGTGCTTTGCCCCACTGGTTCTTGATTACGTCGCCATAAAGGTGATCGCCCTTATTAACTGCATTACCCGGCTTCTTAAGGATCTGCATCCACCCCTCTACTGGCTGGTTTTGAACCTTGACCATGTAAACATGAAACTGATTACCATTAAATTCTTTAACGGTGATTTGCTTCGTGTCGCGGTCCTTCCCTTGAAACGCGTCTGTTACGAGCCAATCTTGTGCCATTTATTTACTCCCTTTCTTTTTAATTGTTGGCTTATCACTAGGCTGAACTACTTCAACCCCTAAGTGATCTAAAATCAATGCGACGTTGTTTCTCAGCTCGTCAATCGCTACTGTATGGAGCATCTGAACGTCATCAATGTCTTGCATCCAATCGCCAATGTTATCAAACTCTTTCCGCAAGTTTTTCAGTTCTTTTTTGTTTACGCCGAGCTGACACCAAGCATCGTTGTTGGCGTCTAATAGATTGCCTACCGTTTTGTCAGTCGCGCTTAGCTTAGCGCTTAACAGTTTGTACCCTCTTAGCATCTATTCCTCCTTCAATGCTTTAGATATATCAACGACATCGTGTTTATAATGAACCCACGGCCGCTTGCCTTGTACTAGACGTTCAGGGTCTAGGTGGTGAATTTGTAGCTCTTTTACATTAATGCCGTACTGTTTAAGGATATAAGCGTAAAAGGATAGCTGCAACCAGTACTCGCCGAGCTGGGTATTGTCAACATCTTTTTTGAATGGGCTGTCTTTTTCTTGGTAAACGCGCTTCGTTACCGAGTCATTGCTTTTCCAATCATGTACTATTACTGTGTTTTTGTCAACAACCTGTAGAAGGTCAATCGCCCCACAGAATCGCAAACCCTCGTGCCAGATGAACTGCTCTGGTAGATAGTTACCCGGGCCTAAGTCCTCGACCGCGCACTTAACGATGTGGGCAAAGAATGGGTTTTTGCTGAATGCTTTATTAACACCATCTCTACCCTTGATCTTGTCGCCAACCTTGTTGTGGCCGTAATAAAGCTCAAGCGCTGCGTGGACCGCCGTACCGTAACCCGTAGCAATGTCCGCTTTCATCTCCCAGGTTTTCTCTACGTCTTCGCGCTTAACATCCTTCTCTCGCTCATAGTAATCAAGCACCCGCTCTTTGTCTTCATCAGTAAATTGCTTGAAAAACTTACGGGGGAATCGACTACCCGACATGTAGTGAGGTAGGTAGATATGACCGTTGTCTACGCCGACTGTAATCTCCCGCCCGAGCACCTTAGATTTGTATACGGTGGGGTTCTTTAAATTTGCTGTAGAAGGCCCTTCAGAGGCCGTAGGATCGTTCGTAGCGTCTGAGATGGGTTCTGAGTCGTCTTTCTCGTATTTGAGACAAATATTCATGCCAAGGTTCTTACCCTTATCTCCGCCGGTTACTTCTGAGATTTTAATCTCTACGTCTCGGCCAGCGTCTAGGGCTTCGGCAATGTCTTTGTTCTTGTCTTTGGCGATATACCCAACTGGATACCATTTGCCTTTGATGTTTACGTCCACCGCAACCGCTCGTGGATCATATTGGTTTTCAGGCTCTCGCCTAACCCGGAGACTTTCGTTGCCTTCCAGGTGCGCAAGAATGTCTTGGCGGTTCTCAAATGTTGTACCGACAATCTTGCTGTGATAATTAACTTCCTTCATGTTTTCAGTATACACCCTAGCAATACTCTAGTCAATAGTCAGTGTCATGTATTATTTACAACATGCTATATTGCTAGTGAGGCCTCACTCCTCTCTCTTTCACCCCATCATTCTTGGTGGGGTTTTTTCTTTGCTTGATTCTTGTAGTATCCGGTCAATCATTTGCGCTTCATCTGACATCTTGAAGGCCATTTTATTTGCCCCCTTAATGTATAAGCCATCTAAAGAGACAACGCGACTTAATGCAACATATCCCTGGCCCGGCACAAACGCTTCAGCCAAATCAATCTCAGCGGCGTCTAATGTCATCCCCTGGCTCTTATGCACTGTAATAGCGTACGCAAGCCTTAACGGTATTTGGGTGACCGCGCCAAGCGTTACACCTTCATTGCTCACTTCCCATGTATCGGGGTTTACAACAACCTCATTACCGTGGAAGTCTACAACCGGTAAGCCGCCCTCTAGTGCGACAACCTTACCAAGTGAGCCGTTGTGGTACAGCCCCTCGCTGTTGTTCTTAGTAGCAATAACAGGCGCGCCAACTTTTAACTCGAGCAGCTCCGGGCTTTGTATTGATCCCTTTAATCCGTTGATGATATTAATATCACCCTTCTCGGTCATCATGTAGAAGATAGAGTCGCCCTTAAGTCTGCTCAATTGATGGGCGTTCTCGCTATCTACTTTCTTATTAAGGGAATACAGCCGCGGCACTTGGCGATTAGGTTTAACCATTCTGCTTTGAATGTAGGATATATGGCGCTTAAAGAGATTGCCGCCGCGGACTCCCGCTAATAGGTCGCGCAATCTATCATCCTTTTGACGATACACCTTAGTAAGGTAGCAGCTCCTAATATTAAGCTCGTTCCAGACCTTGCTATTGGTGATAAATTTGCCCTCAACTGGCGGCAGCTGGTAAAAGTCTCCGCATAAGATAAGCTGTATACCGCCAAATGGTCTGTCATTGTTACGGGCCCATCTCAGCACAGTATCTAGCATGTCAAACACAAAGTCAGGCATCATGCTCACTTCGTCTATTACGAGGGTGGCGGTAGTTTGAAATTCTTTGCGTTTTTTCTTGCTAATGGTAAATTGCCAATCATCCGGCAGTTCTTTGCCCAAACCAACCCGCGCCCAGCTATGGAGCGTCTGCCCGTTGAGGTGGGAGGCGGCCAGCCCTGTTGTAGCTGTAACCGCCGTCTTACGTCCTAATAAACGATTTCGCTCGATAAACTGTTTAAGCGTATGTGACTTTCCTGACCCTCCGGAGCCCGCCAACATGACCGAGTTGCCGCCAAGCATTATCTCTAACGCTTCTTCTTGTTCCATCGTGCATCCCAACTGTTTTGATGTGACTCTGCAAACTTCCGCTTGCGAGCGAGCAGTTCACCAACCTCTTGCGCGATGAGATCAGTGTCGATACCGTTGAGCGCCGTATATCGGTTAATGTAAACTTCTACGATGTCGGTGTCCTCTTTGCGAATAGTAAACCATCTACGGCTATGGCGCACAACAGATAAGCCAATCTCACCCAACCGCTCCGCCATCTCATTATAGTCGGGGTCTGGCTGCACCCGGTTGCGAATAGCAGTAGAGACGTCATCATTAATTACTTCCGCCACTACAATCCTCCCTAATCTCCTCTAGCCAATATAGCTCCTTTTTTACCGCCTTAATACGTTCCTCCACCATAGTCTTAAGCTGATCATCTGTGACCTCGCGCAACTCAATTTTTCCGTCCGGACTAAAGATATAATTAGTCCGCCCAGATACAAACCATCGATAAGTGTTTAAATCAACGCCACACGTTAGAAATTCATAATTAATCGTTTCCTCGTCAATGCAATCAAACACCCTGATTAGTTCGTCGTTCTTTAGTAGTACACCTTTCATTCTCGCTCCTCAATTGGGGTTAATACATAAGGCACGACAATCTCGCTAACTTTAATAGCTTGCTCTTTATTCGCCCCATAAGTATCAATCCAGTAAAGTGCCTCAGTATCCTCGTTAATGGTTGCAAGCGGCGTTCCGGCCAACGTTGTAACTGTTGTTAGATTGTTATTAAACTCAACATTAAGCCCTGCGTCCTCGCAAAGCCCTACAAATAAGCTAGTGTTCATCATACCCTCTCTTTTTCTACTTTAATGTTATGGATTCTGTTCATAAGGAGTGCCGTAGTCTCAGCACCTCGTTCACTGACCTTATCCGCGAGATTTTTGTCATTAGTGAACGCTATCACTGTTGAATCGCTCGATGTGCCATGGATGTATACCCTATGTTCTTTACTCAGTACTGGGATCCAAATTCTATAATAAGCCTCTTCTCGGTCTTCTACTGGAGTGTCGCCGTACTCAGCCAACAACTTTGTCAACTGTGGCATCTTTTCTGCGCTAATAAGCTTTCGTGAGCTAAAGTCATACCTTGACCACCTATCAACAGATATTGACGCGACAATTACGCCAGACCGCTCGATCGAGACAATATTATTACCACGGTAAGTCTTAAACCCCAGCTTCTCTACTTTTTCTCTAAAATCATCCGTTCTCATACTAATACTCCTCAATATAACTTATCTTATCGCCAAAGAAGTTATTGAGCCATTCGCGCTCTAGACTAGAGATACCGTCGTTTGCTTCAGTATAATTATTTGTCATCTCAACCCTAAGAGCGGGCTTACCTATCATAAGTAGGGTAACTTCTTTAACGTATGAGCCATTTTTGTGTTTGGCTAACACCCTCCAACAACGGTCGGCTAGCAGTGTATTCGTAAATACCGACACGGATCTGGTTAGTACCTCACGAGCTATTTCGTCACCTATATTACTGGTATTCACCCAGCACTCTGACATACTAGAAAGCGAAACCATTGCGCATGGAGAGTCTTTCCACTCTATATCTACAGTGTGTTCTGCTTGCTTGACCTTAAAGCCCTTCTCCTCAATTGTCTTTATAAACTCTCTGATATTCATTACATCTTAACCTGCTTAGTGATGGCATTACGCACACCTCGTGTGTATGCTTTAGCCTGCACTTCGCGACGTGACGCGAGTCCCCGCACAGTATCAAGCCGGCGGTTGATAGCATCTACGATAGCTTCACGGTCGCTAATCTCTGCAAGCATCTGATCCTTGTAGGCTTGTAGCTCGCTCTCTGGCAGCCCGTCTACAACCTCTTGCATTTCAAATAGCGCGTCTTGAACTGGGCCAGCCTCTGGTGTCTGCCAGTCGTGTGGCTCTGGATGCTCACCCTTAATGACCGACCGTGGAATCGCAAACGACTGCACCCCGTCGCCCAAGGCCGTGCTGTTACGCTCTGCAAGCAACTCCTCTGGCGATGGTGTGTCGATCATCATATCATTATATTGCCCGATGTGTTTCTTATACTCGCCCATACTCTCCTCCGTTTGGTGTTTACAATGACCGCGCAAGTGATCGCTTAATGTATCAAACTGCGCCCACTTGTCGTTAGTTTCTCGGTTTAGTTCTGCCGTGCTGCGCAACGCGCCACTTCGTGCCTCTGTGTTGTAGTTCATTTATTCTCCCTTCTTTTATAGTAATCTAACACCCTAGTACCATTCATTATCTCTCGACGATCAGGTGGTGTGTTGTTATATATCCCTATTAGCCCCAGTATAATCTCCTTAATGGGTTCAAGCATCCTTTCGCAGTTGTACACTTTATAGCCTCCGTACATCTCGTCTATCACAACCGTGCCGTCGTGTGTGCGAGAGTAGATGCATGTGATGTTCGGGTTTAAAATGTCGATTCTATAGTTGAACATCTCAACAGCTTCCTTTAGCTCTCTTTGTTTTATAACAACCTCCCAACTTCATCCGCAATGTTTTCTTTTAACATCTCGATTGCGTTACTAACCAAGATAGCGCTATCATCGTCCAGTTTAACTCCTGAATATTTTTCTAGATCATCTAGCCTAATCTCTATGCTATCAACTAGCTCTTGTACTTTGTATTTAGTTAGTAACATTTACACCTCCTCACAAGCGGCCACCCTAGTTGCCAAGATACCCATACGCTCACGTGGTGTTAGCCCTCCGCGCATACCGTATTCTACGTCGCCAGTCATGAGCGCATCAGCTAGACACTCACCTTTTACTGGACATTCTGCACAAATCTTGCGTGCGTCGTTGTAGTTATTGTATCCATTGTACTCATCAGCGTATGCTTTGTTTGCTGGGAAGAATGCTTCCGGGTCTGTTTGTGCGCACAGTGCGCTGCCTCGCCATTTCTCACTCACTTCTCCAACCTCCTATTGTCATTTCTTGTAATACATTCTTCATGAAGTAGATAGCGTTTACGGTTGCCATATCCTTCACGGCGATAACCGATACCATATACTTCGCAGCCTCATCGAGATTAGCGAACGTTTCACCCCGTATAAAGGAGATGATCTCGTCTGCCTTCATTCCATTACTGATTGATTTGTCTAGTACTTCTAAGATTTGTTGCTTCATTTAATTTTGCCCCTCATATTCTTTGCAATCTCGTCTAATATCTCGTCCATCTGCGATTCGGTTGATATAGTCAACAAGTAATGAGCCGGGTCACCAAACCTAGCGTGATCATCAGACGCAGCCAAACACTCTACACTCTTAAAATGCGTCAACTTATCTGCTGTGTAGTCTTCTGTTTTCTTGCCGAATTCCTCTAGTGCCTCTGATTTTGTCGGTTTATGATGGTAGAGCTTTGCTTCGGACAAGACTTTAAAACCATTGCCATACTTGGTGCAGTCAACCCATAACGCCGCTACGTATTTGTCACTATTCACTGAGCTCCTCCACGATGCACCCATTCTCGAACGTCTCATTAATAACCCCCTCTATAAAGGGGATATCTATATCGTCAAATAATGCAGCATCCTTGATGACATTTGTTAGCGTTAGATCATCGCTGTAGGTATCAAAACTGCTTACCCAATATTGAATTCCGGGCGTATTAAGCCGTACTTTATATCTCTCAGTCATCTAATCCCCTAATCCAGTCTATCTCGACACCAAGTGCACGATCTATATACTTCTCTAAATCCATTAGCTCCTCTGAGTCAAACTCGCTGGCTGCAAATGGGTCCGTACTTAATTCTAACCATTCAGTGTCTCGGTCAAACTCTTTTACATATAGCGTGATCTGCACTGGGCGTACTGACACTTTATACATTTTTAATCGCCCCATCTCGCCCATTAAAGGCGGTTAGACAGTCTTTTTCTTTGCGCTTCTCAAATGCGCGTAACTCTTTCAACGCCTCATTAATGTGAAAGTTAACTACTTGCATTGCATCTGAGTCCCAATTAACCCGGTAAATAGCAGCCGCTGCGTCCATTAATAGTTCGGCTACCTCTTTAAGGTTTGGAGCTTCCTTCCCGCCGCTGTTTTCTGGCGCATAAAAATCTTTCCAATTATTCATTTAATCTCCTCTCTTTTAAGTTAATAATTGCCGAGTTGTTAAGTTGCTATAGCCTTTGTTCTATCTACTAATCATTATACTCCAAGTAATGGATAAATACAAGACTTTTAATGGGAGAAATTAAAGAAACCCGCCGACTCTTTGGCTGATAGAATCCGCGGGCCTGTTAGTAATCTATTTATTAGTTTATTAATACTTAGTTACCTTAATGGTTATTAGAATAACATTAAGCATCACAACCTTTGGATCACTCGCCGTTCTCCAAAGGGCTACAACAACTAATGGAAGTTCCTACACGTCACTCCCATTACTTGTCTTCGCCGCTGTTGCTCAAGAACAAGTTACAGTTCATTCGCCGGCCACTCTGTGTCCTTACTCGTTCACTTACTTGTCTTTCGCTGCGCTTTTCTCTGCGTCGCCTCTCTCCCTTACGTTCGGCTCCTTGTTCAAAGCTGGTCGCTTACTCCGTAAGCTCCTATATGTATTTATTGTACCACACGTATCTCGATTTTTGATGTATTTTTTACATCAACCTGTGGAAAACTCGCCATTTAACAGGGGTAGAAAAATCTCAAAAAAGTCTGCAAAAACTCTTGACAACTTTTTACCATAAGCAATAAAAAAGATAGTTATACCATAACGTGTCAAGTATAAGCGGTATAATGGTATCAAAAAACCCCAGGAGGTGAGCCCTAATCCTGGGGTAATTTGAACTACTTGGCGGAGTGCTTAACTTCGCATTCAAGCCAAGTGGCTGTATCCTTATTGTAACTTGTACATTTTTCTTGTCGATACTCGGCGACGCCCTGCGCCTTAACCGAGTTAATAAAGCTCTGGTATTTAAGTGTACCAACAACCCCGAGGATAACTAGCAACACCCCGGCAAGACCTGCGGCTACCATCTTAGCTGTATTTTTGTTAATTGTTACTTTCTTACTCATTACATCCCTTTCTATTTTGCTCTTATTGCCCACTGAGAGGCCGTAGAATCGTTTTTAATGTTAAATAGGTATAATCACCCGTCCTTAGTTTTTATTCTCACCTAGAGGCTCTAAGCCACTCGTGTTCGCTACGCTCAACGCGCTTGACTTGCGTCAACCTCTGCTTCATTCATCTCGTTAATCCAGATGAACCCAACACCCATGTCGTGGCTATAGTAGAATCGCTGGGTGTTATCAAGCTTGACCTTAACGGTCTTACCCCACTTAAGTGGGCCGGGCGTTTCTACCCGCTTCATTGGGTGTAGCGCGTGGATTTGTTTAGACACCTCACGCCAGTGGTTATATTTCTCCTCAAGTGCGATTGTCATATCAGGATCGTAGATATCTCGGTCTATCTCACGCTCGATCTCGTCTAGATAAGCCATTAATTCGCTATCCGTCATTTCTCATTCTCCTCTTTTTCTGCCAGTAAAGACTTGCCCAATACTGGCGATTATTTGATTTAACAGTAGGCTTAAGCTTTTTAGCTTTATCAGTGATTGCCTCCACATAGCCCGGGAGTTTTCTATCCTCCTCGGAGACAATAAAGCTAACCACCTTCTGCCCGTCGACCTCTAACACTTTTGGCGGGGACACTAGATTTTCTAACCCGGCAATCTCTCCAAATAGTGTCAGCTGCCCATCAGCTAGCTTGGCCAGGCTTCTTAAGAGTCATCGGCATGACTATGTAGATGCCGCGCTCACTTTTAAATACCATTGGTTTTGTCTCCCCGTAAAGGTCGATGGTTAGGTTATCCTCGCCGTTAAGGTCTTGCACTACCTTAAAGAAATCAGCATTAAACCTCATTCTTGCTTGCCCTACTGGCTCACCCTCCAAGTAAGGAGTAATGAGCGACATATAATCGGGGAACTTAGTGGTAACATTCCGCCCATTATCCATGATCTCAGCTACCTCGTTAGCCCCAAATAGGTCAGACACCCTACTTGTCATTGCCTTATGTGATGCCTCTAAGTCAATTCGCGCAATTTGGCGGCCAACCCACTCATCTAAGCCGTCAACAAACACTGCAGCGAGCATTACTCCGTTAGTGCCGACTAAACAGGTTTTACCCTTAATCCTATCCACTAAGATGTTAGTAAGCGCCGGGCGATCTTTACCCTTATATACAACCTTTAGAAATGCCCCCAATTGTTTCTTGTTCATAATACCTCCATTACTAGTAAGATAACCATTACTGTTGCCCAAGTAATCATTGCATAGGCTAGAAAGTGCCAAAAGATAACACCGGCTAATGCTAATGCTCCGCCGATTACTGGCACTTTGTATAGCATCTCAAGCGTCCAGTTGACAAAATCGGCGAAGTCTTCAATAAATTTAGGTGATCCACTATAAGGTAACATGCTAATCCTCACACCCATACTGCTTGCACCAGCCGTTATCTTCATACTGATTTGCTTGCATCATCTGCTCTTTAGTGTCGTTGTGGTAGTGCACGTCTAGCCGCGCCCGCTGGATAGCTCGCTCATCTTGTACGTGTTGTGGTGGATTATCCATCGCCGCACCCTTAACTGCCAAGCTTGCAATCTGTACCGCTACTGCGATAACTACAATCCACAAGACTCCCCGTAATACCGCTTTTACCTTACTCATCGCCTTTATCCTTTATAGTTTTACTTTGTTAATCTCGCATACTAATGCTATATATTCACTGACGGTTAGCTTTTTCATCTTCGTAGTTCTCCTTAAGTTCTTTCATCTGCTCATCTACAAAGTCCATGATGTCGCTTAGCTCAATCTCCTCTAAGATGGTTTGTACACCAAACTCAGCTACAACCTGAGCTGGATCAACCCCGCTAAGTACTACTGATTGATCTTGAGTGTCAACCTCCACCTTATCGGCGTAGATCTGGATAAAGTTAAACTTGTTCATCTTATTTCTCCTATTACTTTTAATTTGCAAGTAAGTTGTATTAAATAACTGAATAATCGCGCTTTTCCATGTCTCGCAAGACTCGGCGGCGCTCCCACCAGATGTTAAATGCTTCAATAATGTTGTTCTTGGTATTCTTAATCATTTTAAAATCCTTTCGTTTAATCGTTCGCGCCTGCCAGCGCTCAACGCACCCGCAAGCGGCTTCTGTTTAATGCTCGAGTTGTTAAGGTTTCGTTTCGTTTCGGCGGCTGCCGTTCGTTTAACTGTCCTCAGTATAGCGCAAATATTTTGAATGTCAACAACTTTTTGAAAGATTTTTAGACTTTTTTATTTGAACTATAAAGAATTACTTTAGTGTTGCATCTATATTTCAGGTGTGATATACTGATAGTAAGAGTTATATATAGTCTCTTTAAAACTATATCGCACCTTTATTTTTAGGAAACGGCACGCGGATTTATAGGCAGTTACTCTTAAGAAGTAAACCGCTGCGTGTCGGGCGGATCATTAACCACGCTAGGTGCAATCTACTAGCGTTAATTGACATTAGAGCCAAACACCTTGTTAGGTTAATAGGAAATCTCTAGTAAACGATTAATGAAAGCCGCGCAACAACATACGAAACCTGCGAAGGGGCAACGTGTCTTTCTTATCTTTCTCACGACCCCGATGACTGGTGGCTAGACCAACTAGCTATAAGTGGCAAGTAGTATGACCAATAACTAGTAATGTCTGTCGAATGAAGAGGAGAATCCTACGCCCAGCGCAATGCCGGGTGGTGTACGGAGATAGGTTCGGGGTGCATTATTGGCTGGGAAAGCGCGCAAAGATTTAATGCTTAATAGTCGAGAGCTGTGCAAAGATAAGAAAAGGAGACGTACAGCGCAAAAAGTCCTAAAGTAGCTTAAGTGCTAGCCATGGACTACGAATAAGCATTAATGGGTTAGATTCTTAAACAGGCAGCCTAATTGTGCCCTATCCCGGGTTCCGTGAACAAGAGAGAACCGGCGAGTGATGCGTAACATTAACAGACGAATTGAACGATAGATGTTTCGGAGTGTCAGTAGATTCTATAGTTTGGCTCTGAGTTAGTGGTTAAGAGTTAGCGTAAACAAATCGCCGCGTATGAGGAACCACGAGATAGAGGTCTCCTTTTTTCGTCTCAAACTCACTTGCAAAAAACAAGTAATACAAATAACTACTAAGCTATTGACAAAAATCGCGGGATTCTTTAAACTGAAATTATGTTTGAACAATATACATTACCCAGCTGGATCACTGACGATTACAGCGAGAACTTTATAAGAGAGAAATTAGCTAAGGAAGGTGTACAAGCCTACTCAATAGAACGAGCGCGGGCTGATGCTTTAAAGATATATAAGAAGACTTGTGAACCGGGTAACACTATACTGGTACAAGAAACCGCTGAATAATCTCAGCGGTCTTTTTTATACTTAAGCGTTTTAAAGCCCCTAAATACCACGATTAATACTAAAAGGTATAATCTATCATCTTTAACGTTAAAACGCGCCAGAGAGCCTCTAAATTGCCTTAGAACGCAATATACAGGCGCCTGCTCATGACGTCTCGCATAACCAGGCGCGCGGGATGCCTTTTAGTGCTACAAGCAACACATATCCTTATGGGGGAACAAAGACACACACAATAGCCTGTAGAGAGACACCAACCTATAACAAGGCGTATAGCTTAATAGGGCACAGATAACATTAAATGCTTATAATTATATACAAGCACCAAATAATAGCCATGATTACCCATAAATTGCTCGCAAACCCCAGTTTTACACCAAACAAAAGCCGCGCGGGCCTCTCTTTCAATGCTTCCTTGGTTGGAATTTTTTAACCCTTTATACACTTATTATAAGGAATATACATAGGGGAAAACGCACTATCTTGCTCCCAAGCTTAATATTTGCACAAAAACAGGTGAAAATACCCTATAATTTGCCATTTTATCGCTACCTCTAGGGCTTTCTGCCACTTTTGGGCTATCTGCCACTATGGTTTATGCATTGAAACCTATGATCAACCGACCTAAAAAGGCCAATCTGCCCAGATTATGTTCTAATATATATACATTTACCCCCATATTTACCCCAAATACCCCCCTACCCTATACACACTACATATAGCGTCCATAAGCACTATAGACACTATATATAGCGTAGGCAAAGAAAAGCTGCACCCAAAATCCCGGGAAAACGCGCCAAAAATACCCCCCACCCTATTTCAGCCAAACGTCCTGTTATCTCAACAAATCGCGGGCCTTGCTTTAATACATATATATTATATAAAATATCCCACCATTATATTTTGCGAAGTAAGCCCTAACGCCACACGATAACGCACAATCAACGGGAGCGCCCAACACGTAATAAACAGCCCCAAATGGCATAACGCCCACTATTGCTCTTTGTATGGCTTGGAATGGCAATCAACCACAAATCGGCGGGCCCTTTTAGTCCTTACCCGTTCCTTTTACGAAGTAAGCATTTCACCCCATTTTGATACAAAACTACTATATATAAATACAAACCAACACGCGCCATTCTACACGTTATCTACCCATCTAACAGATACCACTACTATATATATAAGGGCGAGAAAGGGGGCTTATACTTCGTGAAATGGGTATTGTGCGAAGTTAAAACACCCAACAATCGGCCATATATTTTGCGAGCCATATACACCATATACACACCATATGTCAAGCGTTGATGAATGATTTATTTTTGTGGGTAATTATTTTGTTGGGGAGAGTAAGCGTAGGATAGCTGGTAGGTGGGGTGCCGGAGGCCACTCCCATCAATATTACATACTCTATTTGGGGGTGAATGAATGATGCTCTGCTCTAAATCATATGCTATATTTTTTCAAAGGTATATACCCCACCCCAATATTACTATCACCAACCAAACCCAAAAGTATATACTTCTCTAGAAAGGAGGCCAGATGGCAGAGACACAAAGTGGCGCGTCGCGTAGCGCGGATAAGAAACCTAAAGAATATTGGAGAGAAAGAAAGCTTGCTCAACGCGAGGGTAAGACAAAACGAATGAAAAATAAGGACGGGGTAGGTATCCGTAAACGTAATAAGGGTAAGGTTGCTAGTCAATGGACGCAAACCGAGCAACAGGAGCAATGGCTCAACTATTATATGGACCCTAAGTCGCCGAGTTATGCGAACGCCTACGCTAGTGCAATACGTGCCGGCTATAGTAGGTGGGCTGCTCAAAAGATGGAGACGAAGGATTGCCAGAAGTGGGTCGCCGAGGCCAAGAATATGATGCGCCTTACTCCTGAACATCTTAAACAGCAACTACAAATGATTGTTGTAAATGATATATCAAAGGATGCCGATAAGATTAGCGCTATTAAGCTATTGGGTAAGGAACATAATATGTTTGTTGATAAGCAGGTCACCGCGCATATTGGTATCGAGGAAGCGCTTAAAGAATTGGATAATATGTGATGGCTAAGAACCGTAAGTTAATCTATATTTGGGACGAAAACCTCGAGTTTTTCGACAAGCTACCTAATAAATCAGCTACCATTAATCAGCTTATTAAGAGGCTTAGGTTAGATGGATGACATCAAACTCACCAGGGAGCAATTGCTTAAGATAGCGGCTATCAAGAAGGACTTCTACAGGTTCGCTAAGATGAACTTATATATTAAGGATAAGTTCGCCAATATCATACCGTTTATCCCCAATGGGCCTCAAAGGGCGCTCATCGACTACGTACTACTCTGCATCATAGAGAGGCGGCCAATAAAGGTTATCATCTTAAAGGCCCGTCAAATGGGCTTTAGTACCGCTGTAGAGGCTATTTGTTACTGGTGGACATCTACGAACTTTAACATTAATAGTGTTATCATCGGTAATGACGAGAAGTCTTCCCTTAACCTTTATAGGATGTTTCGTCGTTATTTCGACAACACCAATATTCTGTTTAAACCGAGTGTTCGTTACAACACCAAAAGTGACCTTACGTTTGAGAAGTTCGATGAGAGTGGCAAGCAGATTGGCCTAGGCTCAGCCATTAAGATTGAGACAGCTAAGAATAAGTCCGCGGGGCGTTCAGACACTATCAACTTCCTCCATGGAAGCGAGGTAGCGACTTGGGAGAACGGCGAAGATTTGGTTGCCTCTCTTATGCAGACAGTACCAGATGCAGAGGTGATGGATAAACCCTCAATGGTGTTTCTGGAGTCTACAGCAGAAGGGCGAGGTAACTACTTCCATAAAGAGTATGTCGCAGCCGTAGAAGGTAAAAACAACTACCAACCCGCTTTCGCTCCCTGGTGGATTCTTGATACCTACGAGCGCGATGCCACATTTGAAGATTTAGGTAAACTCAACGATTACGAGCTATTCTTAGTCGACCTTATGAGGCGAGGGCATGATACACTAGGACATCATTTCCCCATTAGCGAGGAGGCTATCCCTAGGAAGCTTGCATTTTATAGAAGAAAAGCGAAAGACTTCGCAGCAACCCCCGAGCGCCTGCCCCAGGAGTACCCCTCCACATGGCAAGAGGCATTCATCGCAAGCGGTAAGAACGTATTCAATCCATTAGCCCTACAGGAGATGGAGAAGGATGCAACCCCATTAGAGGATGTCGACTATTACAAGATTACCCCATTAGAGGATCGCCCTTATGAGGAATTTGAGTTAGAGAAAGTACCATTCGAACCTAACGAAACGCCCGATGACTTCACTTATAAAGCACCTCTCAAGATTTGGGAGAAGCCTAAGCCTTATAAGGAGTACGTTATTGGTGCAGATGTTGCAGAGGGTCTTAAAGGCGGCGACTTTAGCGTTGCTACTGTTGTAGATATCTCAACAATGGCAGTAGTGGCAAGGTGGAGAGGTCATTGTGACCCGGACAAGTTCGGCGAGATCTTAGGCGCTCTTGGTACGTATTACAATTATGCCCTTATAGGCGTAGAGGTAAACAACCACGGTTTAACAACTGTACAGAAACTCCGCGATACCTTCTATACGAACCTTTACAAACGTGACAGAGGCTATGATGAGGAATGGGAGACGCCTACAGTTAACCTTGGCTGGAAGACTGATATGCGCACTAAACGCCTCATGATTGACGATCTTATCAAGTTAGTACGTGAGCGCGTGATTAAAGATAAGGATATCATATTCATTAATGAGGCATTCAGCTACGTACGTGATGAGCGTGGTAGAATGAACGCAGAGGAAGGCTCTCATGACGACGTGGTGATGAGTACAGCTATTGCTTACCAGCTATTCCCTTGGGGTGATAACGATATATCAAATTTAAAGGTAGTTTCTACCGCAAAGATGCATAAAATAACCAATGGATGATAAAACACTACAAGAGGTGACTAAGCGCTTTAATAAGGCGCGGATGTATACCGAATCCCACTACAAGAAGACTTGGGCAAATGCATTTAAGTCTTACAACGGCATTAGAACAATTAGGGGATATGCAGGACAAGCTGATGAGTTTGTGCCCGAAACCTTCTCAATTGTAGAAGCCCTCGTGTCCTCATATGTCAAAACAAAGCCGCGATTTAAGTACTGGCCACTACACGAAGAGCAAGAGCAAAGCGTAGAAGCCCTTAACGGTCTAGTCAACTATTACTGGTCCATTAACAACATGACCGATAAGATGATTAGCTGGATTAAGGATATGGCCCTATATGGTACGGGTGTTTTGGCTTTTAGTTGGCTAAAAGATCGCCCGCTTATCCAGAATGTTCCACTAAATGATTTCTTC